TCGGAATAAACTCAGGTGTGGGGAATGCTGCATAGACGGCTGCAAGTTCTGTCTGAGCACCATCATAGGCAAGAGCCTTGGTTGTGTACTCAGCTTCGCCCATGACCAGTAGGACTTTAGTATCTGCTCCATACTGATTCGTTGCGAAGACGTGAGTAAGGACATAGTTATTATTCCCAACTTCAGTTCTCTGCCACGTAGCACCTGTCCATTCATTAAAATCTGGGCGAGTAGTGGTTATCCGAACAAGAGAGTCACCATCAACTGAGACGTGCCAGTGTCCATCAGCCCCATCGCGATACCACATCTGATAAGAAGACTGCTGTGCATTCTCATGCTCGATGTCCTCATCGTGGAACACCCCTGCAGTGATGTACTGCATCTCACAGTGAGTATCTAATGAACCATCACCAATAGTTAACGAAGGTGTGAACCCACTTTCATAAAGAGAACCAAAGGTATCATGAAGATACTGATGAGTACAACAATCCATCTTCATACCGTGCCGTTCATCCATCAGGAATCCGGCATTATGTGTAGAATCCCAATAAACTACTGCGACGAACACAGAACCATCCTGAAACTCCCACGGAGTCTGCGAGGCATCTAGTGTACCATCAGTCAGATACTTAATGAACCAGATACCCGTCGTGTCGGTTATGGCAATCGAGTCACCTGTACTAACGTACGGTATCCCTTGTGACCAGAATGTAAAGTCTGTTCCAACGGGGTCAATACTGAAAGTCAGGGTACCATCATCGAAACTCATTGTGGTATCGGTACGATTAGGGAATCCAGTAGGCTCCCCTGTCATGTACCCATAGTTAATCCACGAGCCAGTTACCCACCACTGCCCATCATGTCCGGCTGTTAATTTCCAGACACACTTAGGGAACAAGAGATAGAGCTGACCGTTCCCATGGATTGTATCGGTTCCACTCGGAAGAATGGTAACCTTATTTGTTGTTGTATCGATTTTCTTTATGACATAAACCTTCCCTATGATACTTGGTTTGATCTCAGGTAAAGTAATATCTACATCCCCACCACTGGCATCGACAGGAATAGTCTCCTGTTCCAGAGATACATTTGTATCACCAGTTAGAGAGGGAATGACATAGGAGTCATTATCAACCCTTTGAAACTTTCTGGTAAATGGGTTTAGTTCATAGATTGCCATTAGTTAATCCTAATACCGAGATTGTAATCTACGGTAAAGTTGTGAATAATATGTTTGGAATCAATATTCGTCTCACACCAGATACCCAGTGCCATATCTCGACCTTGGGTGGGGAATGACCACTGGATATTCCAGTAACTATCGAGAGCGTATGTTGTCTCTACCTGCTCATCATAATAACCAGTGTCAAAGGCGAATGGTGCGCTATTTCCTGCTGGACGTGCTGCGATACCTGCCGGAGGTCTGAAGTGATCACCAAGCGCACCGACCATAAACTGCGGTGAATAATATACATACGTTCCAATGTTTGGAATATAGAAAGTTTGGTAGTCACCATCAAGTTCAATATCATATCTCTTAAAGTTCTTCATCTGCCTCATATTTCCGTAGGCATGGAATGTTGTTAGTAACTCATTGTAGATATTATCTATCCCTCCCATCATATAACCATAGTCAAAGCGATATACCATCCCATTAACAGACCCTCCGATTGCAGCCCCTACCATAATCCAATCAGTATACCAGTTGGACTGTCCGATCTTCCCTGTATGGCTACATGAAAATGGAACATAAGTTAGATCAACCTGAGAGTTAAACTTTCCGATTCCTTTGAATCTCCCATTTGCAAATGTGAATGAGTAGTATTCTCCGAGATATCCACAGTAGTACCGCTTGTTCGTCGGGTCAACTATTGAGAACAGGCCTATAGCACCTTCGTCCTCAAGGAATGTTTTCATTTGTTTCTTGACTTTATTCGTAAGACACTCAATCATCAAAGCTCCCGATTGAGGAGATGGGGCAATTCTGTAGACACCATCATTCGATACATAGATAACCATGTTATCAAGGACTTGGACTGAATGTGGGAAAGCACCACCACGATCTGTGAACTGATCTAACTGAAATATAAACTGCTCTGTTGAAGAACCATACTTCAGTGTGTAAATCTTGGTATGAGTGAACAGGTAGATAACATCCGAGGTAACAGCTATATCAGTGATTTCCTCACCAATATAAATCTCACCTGCATAGTTTGTGGCTGTATCCCAATTCGTCGGGTCACCCACAACACTAAACAGAATATGACCACCGGGATAAATCAGGATCAACCTGTTATCGAAGTAAGCTATATTGATCGGTGCAGTACCAGTTGGAAGACCAGAAGTGACATTCGTTGTGGTCGCTCCATTATACACATAAAAGCCATCATCTACGGAATCAATCCAGTACATGCATTCGGCATTCGTTTGGTATTCTGAGAACCTCGCATTCAAGCTCGCAATAGTTCCACCGGCACTAGAAGCACTGTGAAATGCAGTCCATCCATTGGTAGAATCTGAGACATAACAAGCTGTCGCGACGGCTCCAGTTGCATCATTCCTCCATGCGTATACTTTATTATTATAGATATGGATACCACGGATATTACCTGAGCCGGGAACTGGAATGACGGCACTATAAGCATCAGTCCGATTATACTCTTCATACCAGTATAGACTAAAACCTTTATACTGCCACCAAGTATTACTACCGGGTGTGATGTCTGGTGCATTATCTCCAGAATCAGCAGCCTGAATACACTTATAGCGTTTCCATGTTGATGTATCGGCAGCATCAGAGCCATAATAGACCACATCATTCACATCATAATCCACAGCACTTTGAGTCCACCATTTTACCTGATTGAGACTAACTGTTGCAGGGAGGTCACGACCATCAAACGGATCAAACCCACCTGTACTCTCATATCCTGTGAAGTCACCGGGAGCTACATTGTAATTCATGCAGAAGATTAGCTCCCCCGGCTTGGCATTTAATGAATCCTGAGACTCATTAAGACCACCACCAAGAACAATAGACTTTACTTTGTCTTCTGTAACTCTCTGTCTGCGTCTGATCATTATACAATCCCTCTTAAACGAACTTTCTTAGCAGGATTCTCATCCCTCATAAGATTACCCAACATATAATCTGCATCTTTCTGCAATTCCATATTGAGATTCGCATTTCCGTAATAGGAAGTTGCTTTGATAGCTGCGAGATATGCGATGAGTAGATGGTAACTCAATGGAAGCAGCGGTATATCCTCATCAGCCGCGAGCGTTACTGGTTGAGTGTAATACTGGAGGATTATAGAATAAGCAGCATCGGGTTTGTTAATATAGATATCCTTTGATACAGGATCAATCGCATAGATTTCAGGTTTGCCAGTTGCACTGGAATAAACATAATCTCTGATATAGACATCATACGGAATCTGTTTGAGATATGTATAATTCGTACCATCATCATAGATCACCTGATTGTACTTCCGCAGGTCAGTCGCACCCATCGTTGAGAGTGTATATGTAGTCGTATTTGCAACAGTATCGAAAGAGGCCTCTGATCGCAAAAAGGGCCAGAGCCTTAAATTCTGCAGGTCAATATAGGCATCTATTACCCACTCACGAAACATTAAAGTCTGACCACCAATTTGAGAAAGTGTTCCCTCAACTGTTGAAATAGAAGAAGTAGCAACAATACCTGCAAGCAAGAGGGTCTTCTGTGTGATTGATAGGAAATTCATTATTTACTCCTGTGCATCTGGATGCATTTAAACTTTGGTTATAATGAACCCACCCTTACCATCGTCCATGACAATCCACTCTGTATCTGAGAGGCCTTTCCGCTTCATAGCAGACTTAGCAGCATTCTCAGTGGAGAACGGTTCACCCTTGGAAGTCAGGATGACGGTTGGTTCGTTGGTTGAATTTGACACCTTAGCTTCAATAGCTTGAGTCTTTTCAGAATCATCTTTTATTAATTCCCATGGGTGACCATCGACCTTCAACATATCTGGACGAATATAGTAGATTACCCCTGTGTCTTTATTCAGTGCTTTAATAGTACCCGGAACAGCCATTGTATTTCTCCTTGAGGAATCGAGGTGGCCTCAAATTGAGACCACCCCGAAGAGGTTAAGGTTACTGCTAGGCAGGTGTACAAATCAGGGTAGCGATACCCTCAGACCTAACAACCTTGATACCGTATACCCACAGGGTACGCCAGTATTCACCGAAGGAATTCGGATTCTTGAGGCTATCGGCCTTGCTCAACTGCAGAGCGAAAGAGGTGGCAAGTTTAACACCTGCGACTACGTGGTACTCGGTCTCACCGGTTGCGGTGGAGTAGACGCTGTTGTTAACGAATACTTTCAAGCCGTCGATGCTACCGATCAGGCCGGTGCGAACCATGCCAGTGCTGTCTCCAGAGAAGTCAGCAGCTTTAAGATCGGACAGCTTCAGGCGAGAAGCATACCAAGCCGGGATAATGACGAACCGGTCTCCCATCGGGATGTTCTGCTCGTCAAGAGCCTGACCGAGATCGACTAACTTATCGAGAGCGTTAGTCCGGTCAACCTCTATGTTGGTTGCATCTGTGGCAGCACCAAGTTCGATGTTACCAGAGATGGCACCGGCAGTGTTACCGGTGTTGGATGCGTGAGCACCAGTACCCATAACTGTCAGAACGTCTACGTCAACCTGAACCTGTAGACGACTGGCAGCATCGGTGGAGTACATATTCATGAGGTCAACATCCATCTGAACCTTATCGATGTCATCCACCTGAAATGCTACGTACTTACCATAGCTGATGGTCATACTGGTGGCGTTTTCAGCCGGGACTTCATACGACAAGGTTTCACCCTTAACGTAGTCCTGAACGGTCATCTCAGGAGCGTTCCGAATCCGGATGGTATCACCCATTTTCTTGAACTCACCTTCGTAGTCCGTGTTGGTTACTTCCATCCACACTGTGGATTTGTAGAAGTCATAGAGAACCTTCTTAGCGAAGAGTCTCGGAATGTACCAAGGTGTGCCGTCGGCATCACCGAGGTCACCGGCTGTGTCGGTGTATACTGTGGTATCCCTGTTGAATACCTCGTTGGTCATGGTAATTTCAGCCATTGTAATAGTTCCTTATGTCTGTCAACAGGAATGGTTAAGATTATCGGATCGTGGGCTTCAAAGGCTTTCGGCC